TTTCTTGAGCTAAAATAAAAAAGACCGACACGATGGCCGGCACTCTTTGAAAGTCAACACTACTATTATACCAGAGAGGGCAGAACAATGCTATTGCCGGAAATTGATGAGAAAGCAACTATCAGAGGTTGCAAGCGAAAACTTCGAGAGTATCCACGCTGGCGAGAGATTGCACACGATAGCGCTGAGCAGAAAATTACACAAGAGTTCACTTTCATGCCCCGAGGTGGCAGCGGAGTGAGTAGACCTGTGGAAAATATCGCAGTTAGGCGTGTTGATGCTATGAACGAGCTAGAAGCCATAGAGCAAGCAGTTAGCGGGCTATATCGTCCAGACTATCGCAGAATACTGATAGAAAAATATCTGGCATACCCTCCGAAACCAAACTGGCAAATTGCCCAAGCAATCGGTTTTGAGAGGACGGCTTTTCAAGAGCTACTTAATAATGCTATCCTAGCATTTGCAGAATTGTATAGAGATGGCAAATTAGTTGTGGAATGTTGAAATGACGGTATTTTGACGGATAATTCACGGTGTCTTGCAACTGTTTAAAGTGGTATTATTATATTATCGAAGAAAATCAGAGACAGCTCACTTTGTGGGTTGTCTTTTTCAGTATCAGAAAGGAGTTGATGGAAAATGGGATGACCGAAAAACAAATGAAATTTGCCGATGAGTACATCATCAGCCTAAATGCTTCACAAGCATACAAGAAGGCTTATCCTAATATTAAGAACAATGATGTTGCGAAAGCTAACGGAAGCAGACTGCTTGCTAAAGCTAACATCAAGGCTTATATAGACGAGCAACTCGAGAAATTAAAGTCGGAACGTGTTGCGGATCAACAAGAGGTCATGGAGTTTCTCACTGCTGTCATGCGTGGTGAAGTTGAAGAACCCTTACTTGTCTTAGATGGCGAGGGTATGCAGCGCATTGCTCAAGCTAAGCCGAACGTCGCTACTCGTCGAGCCGCGGCAGTTGATATCGGTAAGCGTTATAGAATGTGGACGGACAAGGTCGAAGCTGATGTAACGCAAGATATCAATATTAATGTCGGTGAATGGAATGACGATTAACCTTGAAATCAACCCAAGCAAGGTGTTTAATCGACATATCTATGAACATCTATTTGATTATGACACGTTCACCGAGGTACACTACGGCGGAGCATCTAGCGGTAAGAGTCACGGGGTCTTCCAGAAGATAGTCCTCAAGGCTCTTAAAAAGTGGGATAAACCCCGCAAAATATTGATATTGCGAAAAGTAGGTTCTACGGTTCGTGATTCGGTGTTTGCGGACGTGCAAGCTGCCTTGTCTTATTTTGGTGTGCTTAATCTATGCAAGGTTAACATGAGCGCATTCCGTATTGAGCTGCCAAACGGGGCCGAGCTTATTTTCAAGGGAATGGATAACCCAGAGAAAATCAAGTCTATCAAAGGTATTTCAGACGTGGTCATGGAAGAAGCGTCAGAGTTTACGCTTGATGATTACACACAGTTAACGCTTCGCTTGAGGGATAAGGCTCACAAACAAAAGCAAATCTATTTGATGTTTAACCCAGTGTCTAAGGCTAACTGGGTATATAATGCGTTCTTTGTGAAGAACCCAAAAAATACAGTGGTTTATCAAACGACGTACAAGGATAATCGCTTTCTCGACGACTTGACCAAGGAGAATATCGAAGAGCTAGCAAACCGAAACGAAGCCTACTACAAAATCTATGCCTTGGGTGAGTTTGCCACCCTCGATAAGCTAGTATTTCCCAAGTACGAGAAAAAATTACTTAACAAGGACGAGCTTAAACAGCTACCGTCCTTTTTTGGTCTTGACTTTGGTTTTACTAACGACCCGACAGCGTTTATGCACGTCAAAATAGACCGAGAGAACAAGCGGTTATATATCCTAGAGGAATACGTCAAGAAGGGGCTGCTTAACAACCAGATAGCAGAAGCTATCACTAGCCTTGGCTATTCAAAAGAGGTGATTATGGCTGACTCAGCGGAGCAGAAGTCTATTGCAGAATTGCAAACACTAGGCTTGCGTCGAGCTATTCCGGTAGATAAGGGCAAAGGCTCGGTACTACAAGGTATTCAGTTCTTGCAGCAGTTCGACATCATCGTTGATGAAAGATGCGTCAAGACGATTGAGGAATTAGAAAACTATACATGGCAGAAAGACAAGCATACAAACGAGTACATCAACAAGCCATGCGATAGCTATAACCACTGTATCGATGCGATTAGGTACGCACTGCAAAACCTTATTTTCGTCAAGGATAGACAGGACGTAGACGCTAAGATAAGACGGGTTAACAAACTGATAAGGAGATAGAATGACGAACACAACACATAGTGCTGACGACATTTTACATGAAGGACAGTACATCCCTAGATCATACCAATTCGAGCGAGACATGGAACCGACTAGCTTGCAGAAACGTGAAGACTTCCTTCGTTTCCCAAAAGAAGCTAATACACACTTCATGGCCCAATCAGCGGACGACCTAGTGGACACGTTCCAAGGGCGTGAGAAGTTAGAGAAGATGGTAGCTCAGTTCCAAGACGAACAGATAGACCGCTTGAATATCCTAGAGAGCTACTCAAACGGGAACAACTACACGATTCTAAACGGTCGTAAACGACTAGAACCAGAGAAAGCTGACTACCGTATTAGGCATGACCTGGGCGGACAAGCTAGCCGTTTCTTTACTGGGTACACAGTGGGTCAACCTATTTCAATTGGTGCTACTGACACTGACAGCGATTTGACGGCTATTGACGATTTCAACGCTTACAACGACATTGAAGCTCTTAACCGTGAGCTAGTCTATGACGCTTCACGCTTTGGGCGAGCGTTTGAACTTCATTACTATGATGAGTTTGGCAATCCAGCAGTGGTCTTGATTGACGCAAGAGAGATGTTCACAATCCGCAGCGCAGACGTCCGAAAGGATATTATTGCGGCTGTTCATTGTCCAGTTTACAACGGCGAGATGTTTGTCACGGTCTATACGGACAACAAGATTGTTAGTTATGATCCAAACTGGCAGGAAATCGAACGCAAAGACAACCCGTTTGGAATGGTGCCAGTGGTCGAGTGGCAGAATAACCGAGAGCGTTCGGGAGATTGGGAAAAAGGTATTCCAATCATTGACGCTTACGACGCAGCAGAGTCAGACACGGCTAACTACATGTCAGACCTTAATGACGCCATGCTTGTTATCAAGGGTGATGTTGAAAGCACCGGCATGAATGCGTCTGACATCATGAAAATGAAACACGCTAACATGCTAGTGCTTGAGAGCGGTGTTGGACACAACGGACAGCAAACGTCACTAGATGCCGGCTATATCTACAAACAATACGATGTGAGCGGTGTTGAAGCGTATAAATCACGTTTGATTAAAGACTTCTTCCGCATTGTCGGACTACCTAACTTGCAAGACGATTCGACTTTCTCAGCTACGTCTGGGATTGCTATCCGCTACAAGCTAGTTGATTTGCAGCAAGTTACAGCAGTTAAGCGTGGGTTCTTTGTTAAGGCACTCCGAAGACGCTATAAACTGCTTGAGTTGCTATCTAACAATCTTAAAGGTATTGAACCAGTGGACGCTGACATGCTGACATTTACGTTCCATGAGAACCTACCAACAGACGTGTGGGCTGAAATTCAATCAGCTATCAATTCGGGCATGGAAATTTCACAAGAAACGCTTATGGAATCAGCTAGTTTCACGGATTCCCGCAAAGAAAAGAGCCGCTTGCTCAAAGAGGGCGGAGCTACGGACCTAGAAGTTAGTCAGATTGTAGGTACTGAGGATGATGACGAATAATGAACGCTACAATGCTGAACGGAAAGCACAATCAGACCTAATCAAGCGGGATATAGAGCGTGACAAGGTTTTAAAAGAGCTTTATCAAGCGTCTTATAACCGCATGCAGAGCCAAATAAACGGCTTTTACATGCGTTACGCTGACAAAGAGGGGTTAAGCCGTGCAGAAGCGATGAAGCGGGCTAGTGAGTTCGATGTCACTGAGTACAGAGACCGAGCTAGAAAAGCAGTAGTCGAGAAGGATTTCTCACACGGTACTAACCAATGGCTAAGACTGTTTAACCTCAAAATGAAAGTCAGCCGTTTGGAACTACTCAAAGCAGAATTAAGGCTTGAAATAGCCAGTCTTATATCAGACGTTAACGAAGTCTTTGACGAAGCGCGTGAGAACGAATATTTAGCTGAGTTTAAGCGTCAAGCGGGTATCTTGGGCAATTCTGCCGTCAATGCAGTAAGTCACATGAGAGCGATTTTAGACGCTGATTTTTACGGGCAGAATTTTAGTCGTAGAGTTTGGGGCAGAAACGGACTTCATGCAAGTATGCAGAAGGATGTGTTTAGCTCGTTAGCACGCATCTTCACCGACATGGACGGTTTTAAGCAGGAGCGGCAGCGACTAGCTAAGAAATATAACACAAGCCAGGCTAACGCCCAACGGCTACTCAAGACCGAAATAGCTCGCATTAATGCTGATACAGAGTTGATGATGTTGAAAGAAAACAACTTCACACATCTAATCTATGTTGCAGAAAGTGGGGCTTGCGATATTTGTAAGCCCTTGGACAAAAAAGCCATACCGATTAACAAGGCAGAAAAAGGGGTCAACATGTACCCAATGCATCCAAACTGTCGATGTTCAGCGTATGGGCACATCAAAATGGAATATAAAGCCGGTGGCAGCACGCTTGATGAAGAAGCTGTTAACGGCGTTTGGGGTGAATAACCCTTTGTCCAGACCGTGCTGAGGACATTAAAAGCTGCATGAGTTCGAGGGGGTTGCTCGTAAAAGCGTAAAGAAAGGAGCCTATCATGGCAGAAAAAGAACTTGAAACAGTTGAGAATCCTCAAGAGGTTGAAGCTAGCCAACCAGAAAAAGAGGAAAAAATGGTGTCAGTCGCTGAAATGCAACGTAGACTCAAGCAGATGGAAGAAAAACATACTCTTGAAATTGCTGATATGCAGACCGGTATTCAAGCTCAAATCGAGGAAGCCGTTGCTAAAGCAAAAATGAGTGAAGAAGAACTTCAAGAGCTGCAACAGAAACAACGGGATAAAGAATTCGAAGAAGCCCAGAGCACAATTGCAGCACTTCAAGCTCAGATTGCTCAACGTCAAATGCAGGATATCGCTATTAAAGAGCTCGAAGCTCAAGGCGTTCCTGTTAATGAGTCAACGCTTGCATTCGTTGTCAAAGGCGACGAAGAGGCTACCAGGTTAGCTGTTTCAAATATGGCTAACATCTTAAACTTGCAGAAACGAGAAGAAGCCAAAGCTCTACCACCTCGCACTAGCGGTGGAGAGGAAGGGCGTTCTCATCGTGGAAAAGACAAGTTTGACAAAGCCAAAATCACTAATTTCTAATTTAAGAAAGGAGAGCGCATGGCTCAACAAAAATTCAATCCGGACACAGTCCTCTTGTCTGATTCTCTCGGAAAAGAGATTACATCAGAATACATCACTGATCTATTCACTGACGAACTTGTTAAAACTTCAAAAGTCATTCAGCTTGGTCAAAAAGTTGAAATGGAAGGGAAAATGGTCCGTAAAGGCGTTGAAGTTGGTCAATTGACAGACGCTTACTTCGTTGGTGAAGGTCAAAAAATCGGCACTGCAAAAGTACAAACTAAATCTTACGTTCTTGAATCTCGTAAATTGGCAGTTATCTTGCCAGTTACAGAAGAAGTCCTCAACTACACTTGGACTGACTTCTTCGAATCAATCAAGGACAAGATTGTCGACTTGTTTAACAAGAAAATCGACGGGGCGGCATTCCTTGGATTGTATAACAACCCATTCGGTGCCAACGTTTTGGCGTCTGCTAAACGTGCTCAAAACGTCGTATCTGGGGACATCAACCTTAATAACATCTACGATGTAGAAGATAAGTCAGAAAAAGAACCTAACGCATTCGTAGGTCACCGCACTATCAACCGCACACTTCGTGGGATTGTCGACAATGTTAACGGTGGTCAACACATCTTCACTAAACCAGCTAACCCTAATGCAATCGGTGAGCTTGATGGCCTTCCATATTCTCAACTTCAATTGCAAGATGGGCAAACTTACCCAGCAGGTACATTGATCACTGGTAACTTCAATGGCTTGGTTTACGGTATTCCAAACGGTACTAACTTGCGTCTTAAAATCGCTGATCAAGCTACTTTGTCTAAAGTTCAAAATGACGGCACACTTGATTCTGGTGACGTTCACTTGTTTGAACAAGACATGCAAGCACTCCGTGCTATCTTTGAAATTGCCGTAGCGATTCCAAACGACGAAGCATTTGCAGCTATCCAACCAGTAGGAGTCTAGTCAGGAGGTTTAAATGACCTATAAAGCTAAGATTACATTCCGCGACTTGCAAGATAACGAGTATATCTACCAAGTCGGGGAAGTTTATCCACGAGAAGGCTATGAGCCATCTAAAGAGCGCGTGGCAGAGGTTCTTGAAAAAGGCGGTATCGAACCAGTCGAGCCGTCAAAAGAGCTTACAGTCAAAGAGCTCAAAGCAAAACTTGATGAAGCTGGTATCGAGTATGATACCAAAGCAAAGAAAGCAGATTTAGAAGAACTTCTAAAGGCTGCGGAGGGGGTCTAAAATGAACGATATCCAACTTGAGAAGATTAAGCGTCGGTTGGGTATCGACGTTGAAGACGATCTTGAGGATGAATTGATTGAAGACTTAGTCAACGACGCTGAGAGTTATTTCAAAGCATTAGTCGGAACAACCGAGATTGACAAGAAATATCATTTCATCATCGAAAATGTGGTTTACAAACTCTATGGTCGTAAGGGGTCAGAGGGTGTCAAAACCGAAAACGTAGACGGCTATTCAGTCACCTACGAGGATTGGGACGACATGTTCAAACCTTACAGAAAGATTCTGGATAAAGATTTCGGTCTGGACGGCTCGTTAGCTCGGAAAGGTAAGGTGAGGTTCTTATGAAAACACCGCACCGCATCAAACTAGTAAAGCAGGGCGCATCGACTTACAACCCGATTACCGATAAGCACGAAGAAAAGGCACAGTCTAGTAAGATTGTGCCTTGTTTGGTTAACTTCATTGACCAACGGCGTGCATTTGAAGCCTATGGGAGTAGGTCAGACGTTGTCATGATATGCCGATTCAGCAAAGAGCAGAAGCCATTTGACTACGCTCTATATGAGGGCAAGAAGTATTACCCTATCGAACAGATTGACGCACCGATTAAGGGCGCAATCAGATTGAAAAGAGGTGAGCTAAATGGCTAATTTCACAATCGAGTGGAGAGGGGACACAGTCCTCGCTGCTGCTTTGAACAAGGCAAGCCAAGGGGTTAGGACACAAGCTCAAACAGCTCTTAAAAACTCAGCTGAGAAAGGCAAGAGCATTTCAAAAGGGCTTGCGCCAGTTGATACTGGCTTCTTGAGAGCTAATATCACCACTAGGCACATGGGCGAAGAATCACACATTCATTCAGCCGCCTCTTATAGCGGTTTCCAAGAGTTTGGGACACGCTATCAGCCCGGTAAGCCGTTTATGCGTCCTATGATGCAACAAATCGAGCCTTATTTCACTGAACAAATCCGTAAAGTTATGGAAGGAGCCTTTAAATGACACCTAGCCACGACTTATTCAGAAATCTATTTGCTATTGCTAGCGAGACGCTGGCAACTTACGACTATTTACCCGATTCATCCGCAAGCTATCCATTCGCGTTTATCGGCGAGAATAGCTCAGCGCCTACACTCAATAACGACAATTTTGGAACGATAAGACAAACCGTCCATATCTACGGGACCAGAGTGCAGCGTGCAGAGCTAGACACCTACTGTCAAGCGTTAGAACAAGCTAGCGAACGAATTAAAGGGTTTGAATACAACTTATTGAAAACCGGTACAGACAAACAAGTCTTGCTAGATAATACAGACGTCCAGCCATTGATTCACATTGTGCTGGATTTTTCATTTACATACACAAAAAAGGAGGAATAAATGGCAGAACTTATTTTGGGTAAAGACCTAATGGTCTTCTTCCGTCGCGTTAAAGACCAAAAGACACAAGACGCTGCTAAAGTACGTTTCCAAACAGAACATACTATCAACGCTGAAAAAGAGGTCGAAACTACCAAAACTAAAGACGGTGTGGTTAACTCAATTTCAGACGGTGAAGTGTCTGGGGAGTTTGTATCACTTGCTTATCGTGAAGATGGCACTACTACTGAGATGTGGCGTGAAATGCGTAAATGGTTTATCGCAGGCGAAAAAGTAGAGTGCTGGCAAGTTGACCTTGCTTCTAAACGCACTTCTGGTGGCAAGGATGTCTATGATGTTGAATATTACCAAGGCTATCTTAAAAACTTTGAAATTTCAGCACCCGCTGACGACAAAGTGGAGCTTTCTTACGAAATGGCTATCGACGGCAACGGTATTATTTCAACTGACAGCTTGACAGAAGTTCAGAAGAAAGCAGTCGCAAGCGCTCAATACGACTATCACACTCTTGCTAAAGAAGACAGCCTAGTTTCATCTATCTAGTCTAACTGCAGGGGCTTTGTGCCCTTGCTTTTTTGTATAAAGGAGAAATAAAACATGATTCTATCTATCAACGGACGAGACTTTAATTTGATTTTCGGACTTGCGTTCTTGCGTGAGATCAACAAATTGCACTCGGCAGAACTTGAAGGCATGAAGACCGGCTACGGTGCTATGACATTGATTTCAGCCGGTGTAGCTATCAACGACCCTCTTGCGTTTGTGGATATCATCAAAGCTGGTACGATTACAGCACCGCAAAAGCCAAGCGATGCGGACATTGAAGCCTATCTTGCTGATTTGATTGATAAAGGTAAATACAAAGAGACGATTGACTCTATTATTGACGAGTTAAAAGCGTCATCCCTACTCAAACTCGCAATGAACGTTCAAGAGTAGGGCACAGTCAACCAGATTATGATTTCAGCTATGACGACGCTATGGCTTTGTTGATTGCAAGGCATGGCATGAGCTACGCAGAAGCAACTAGGACAACGCTTGTTGAATTTGAGGTATATAATACCGCCTACGCAATTAAACAAGAGGATATCCGCTTTAACGCAGCTATTCAAGCGTGGTATAACCAGACCGTCCAAGCGACAAAAGGCAAGGGCAAGAGTGTCCGTTCAGCTTACAGAACCTTTAATGAGTTTTACGACCATGAGAAAGAGTTCGGCAAGATATTTAAACCAGAGGACACTGTGCATAGAAGTCGAGCGCTCTCGCTAGCTGATAAGAATAGGATCATCAATCAAACAAAGAAGGGGGGGTAGTTAATGGGAGCATCTTTTGACGTTACGGCCATACTTCGTGCCAACTCAAGCGATTTCACTAATGGTGTCAATGCTGCCAAGTCTGCCCTTGCTGATTTAAGAAATCAGTCTGGGGGCATGCTTGCTCAAGTTGGTAGCAGTTTGAAGTCAGTCGGTAGCGCCATGCAGTCGGTCGGAGCTGGGATGACTACAGCTTTCACCTTGCCTATGGTCGGTGGTTTGACGGCTGTAATCAAAGGTTATGCAGACCTTGAGCAATCTTTGGGTGGTGTGTCAACACTGTTCAAACAGAATGGTTCAAGCGTTAATACGCTGGCCAGAGACTACGGCATGACCAGGGAACAAGCCCAAGCGCTGTATAACACAATGGACCGTGAGGGAACCAACGTCATTGAGAACGCCAACCGAGCATATAGAACGGCTGGTGTATCTGCTAACCGATACATGGAGCAGGTAACGTCGTTCTCAGCTACCTTGCTACAAGGTCTAGGCGGTGATACTGCCAAGGCTGCTAAATACGGGGATAAAGCCCTTGTCCAAATGTCGGATAATGCGAACAAGTTCGGTACTAACATGACGGACATCCAAAACGCATATCAAGGCTTTGCCAAGGACAACTATTCAATGCTGGACAACTTGAAACTTGGTTATGGTGGTACCATGTCCGAAATGGCCCGTTTGGTCAATGAGTCTGGTGTCTTGAATGGCGAGTTTGAAGCCACAGCTGACAATATCCGTGATATTCCATTTCATACCTTGATTGATGCCATTGGTATTACTCAAGATAGATTGGGAGTTACCGGAACGACTGCCAAAGAGGCAAGTACAACCGTTTCGGGTTCGTTTAATTCCATGAAAGCAGCCGCTGAGAACTTAGTGGCCGGTCTTGGTAATAACGAAGCTAATATCAAGCAGCTCATGGAGAACATGAAGCAGACTATCATCACGTTTAAAGACAATGTGGCGCGTGTTCTAGGGACCATCTGGGACAATCTGCCAGTGGACGGCTGGGTTAAATGGGCAGCGCTTATCGTTGGAGCAGCGGGGCCTATTATCACAGTGCTTGGGACCTTAATCATTTGGGTTGGGAACGTCGTTTCTGCACTAAGCACAATTGGTGGTGCTATCAGCTCGCTTGCTAGGTTCTTCTCAAGTGGTACCGCAGAAGTAGAAGGCTTTTCAATGGCTTTCGAAGGTGGTGAAGCTATGATGGTTTCATTTGGTAGTGCTGCCAGTGGTGTTTCTGCTGCTGCCCTTGCTGCGTTCGCTGGGATTGCGTTAGCGGTTGGGATGGTAGTAGCTGCGCTTGTTGATTTGTGGAACCATAACGAGAATTTCCGTTCACAAGTGATTGCAATCTGGGAAACCATTAAGAGTGCAATCACTAACGCTGTTCAAGGTATTGTTGATTTTGTCATGCAAATCTGGGGACAGTTAACCTCATTCTGGAATGAGAATCACGCTCTAATTATGGACACAGCGACAACTTACTGGAACATGTTTAAGGGCGTGATTGAAAATGTAATGAACGCTATCTTACCAGTGATTCAAACTGGCTTGAATTTGCTTATTACATTGTTTTCTACATCTTGGCAACTTATTACCACTGTCATTTCCACGGCTCTTGAAATCGTGTTAAACATCATTAAGATGGCTATGCAAATCTTACAAGGTGACTGGTCTGGAGCGTGGGAGACATTCAAAACCATCTTATCTACAGTGTGGGAAGGCATCAAGTCTCTTGTTTCAATCGGTATCAATGCCATTGGTCCGATTATCCAAGCGGGGATTCAGTTTATTCTCGCTATCTGGAACGCAGCATGGGCATTGTTAGCTATTCCATTCCAAACGCTTTGGGCATTGCTGCAACAAATCGCTGGCGGAGCTATGACTGCCATTAGCGGTGTGATTAGTGCCGGTATTGCCGTGATTCAGTCCATTTGGTCTGCAGCATGGACGGCTATCCAGACAGTGTTCTCAACGGTTTGGAATACAATCATGTCTATTCTGTCACCTATAATGACCGGTATCTCAAGCATTATCTCAAGTACCTTGTCAGCTATTCAAGCAATTTGGAACGCTATCTGGACGGGTATTCAAGCTGTTTTGGCTGGTGTATTGGCTGCCATCGTCGGATTGGTTACTGGTAACTTCTCGCAAGTTCAAGCGGCTATTTCATCAATCATGTCAGCTATTCAATCCACTATCAGTGCGATTTGGAACGCTATCTTGTCGCTTATCAGCAGCGTATTGAGTGCGATTGCTAGCACTGTATCAAGTACATGGTCTGCGATTCAATCTGCGATTTCAAGTGCTATGAGTTCCGTTCAGAGCATTATCAGCTCAGCTTGGAGCGCTGTTAGATCAGCAGTATCAAGCGCCATGAGTTCAATCCAGTCAGCTATCACTAGCGGATTTAGTGCCGTGGTCTCAGCGGTAACAAGTGCCGGTCAGCGTATCATTTCAGCGGTCCGCTCAGCGTTCAGCGGTGCTCTTAGTGCAGCCCGTGGATTCGTCGGGCAAGCTGCAAGCGTCGGTGCTAACCTTATTAGCGGTTTCGTTAGCGGGGTTACATCCGCAGCCGGCAAGCTGATTTCAGCAGTTAAAGGTGCGGTAAGTAATGCCATCAACGGAGCTAAAGCCTTGCTTGGGATCAAATCGCCATCCCGTGTATTCCGTCAATTCGGTATCTACACGGATAAAGGTTTCATCATCGGTATTGATAGCAAAGCGGACCAAGTAGCCCGTTCAATGCGTTATATGGCTCAAGGAGCTATCGACGCATTCACTGGTCAAGACATCAACGGAGCCATCACTGATGAACTCGGTAGCATGGACGGCCAGTTAGGCCGTTTAGCAGGGTATGATCCATCTGTTTCATTCAACGGCGGTAAGATGTCAGTCACTCAACAAGCGGCGGATATCGTGCTTAAAATGGGTGATACAACTTACAGAGCATTTACTGAGGATATCACTAATGCTCAATCAATGGAATTAATGCTTGATAACTATTAAGAGAGAAAAGAGGTTTTAGCAAATGTATGATTATGCTTCATTGAAGCGCACGGAATCAACGGTGCTGCAAAGAGCGCCAGTTGATAACATGCGTATCAACGGAACACCAATTGAAGATATCATCCAAGGATATCGACAGCTTACAGTTAAGGGGCGTTCGTTGCTTAACCGTGAAATTTCAACTACTCGTGTTCCTGGACGCCGTGGTGTCTGGGTGGACAGTGTCAACGATTCAGAGCGTGAGATTGAGGTTAAATATCAGTTAACTACAGTCACTAGCCAAGTTATGAGGACCTCTTTCCGAGAGCTCAACCGTATCTTGAGAGAGGTGGGCCCTAGCGGCTATCTCGAAGTAACTTTTGATGATGAGCCAGATTTCACTTACTACGCTATCTTCAAGGAAGCGGACGAAGTTGAGGAAGATAGACTTTCAGTCATTAGCAGTTTTGTTCTGCTAGTGCCCGACGGCTATAAAAAACGAGTTCCAGAACGCTCTAACGGTGTTGTTTATCTAACTTACGCTAAGCAGGTAATACCTGAGAAGATTGTAGCCGTGACATCGGCAGCAGCGACAGAATTTGAAATCATCAACGGTCAAACCAAGCTATCGTTTAAGGGTAGCTACGCAGCTAATAAGGAAATCGTCATTAAATTCGGCACCGAAGAAGTGACAGCTACTTATGACGGGCGTAATATCCTAAGCGAATTACAACGTTTTAGCCCGCTTGAGCAGTTCTATGTCAAGGACGGCGACAGATTGAGCGGTAAAAATGTAACTATCCGTGAGGTACAGTGGAGGGATGAAAGTCTATGATCTATTTATTCGATAAGGACGAGAAACTTATCAAGATTATTCGCAAGCCTGCCATTAAGACAGCTTTGCAAAAATTCAGTCTTACCACTGAAAACTATGTTTCAGACCGCTTGACCGTTGAAATGAAAGCCTTGAATGATGACGAGTTGGCAAAACTGGAATATATGGCTATCCAGTCAATCGACGATACGCATAAATTCCATTATTTCTACATCGCCCAAGGGAATACCAAAGGGGATATCACAACGCTTATCGGTGTCCAATCCGGTATCGAGGAGCTACGCAAGACAGTTGTTTACGACAAACGCCCAACAGACCAACGTGCTAGACCAGTCATCGAATGGCTTTTAACTGGCACAAACTGGACGCCTCGTTTTATCGCTGAAACAAACCCAAAGAGCACTAATTTTTATTACATCTCCACATTCGACGCACTTAAAAAAGTGTGTAAGGTGTGGGGCCTAGAGATGCAGTTCTTTGTTGAAATGAACGGCAGTCAGATTGGCGCTAGATACATCGATTTCAAGCGAAAAATAGGTGAAGCAGTCGGTAAGCGTGTTGTCTACGGTCATAACGCCCTCGAAATTCTGCAAGAGGTTGAAAAAACAAACCTATACACCGCCTTAATTGGTCGAGGTAAGGGGGAACAAGTTAGTTCAGCAGAAGACACTGGCAAAGATGCCGATGGTTATGGTCGTAAAATCAACTTCGAGGAAATTGTCTGGTCGAAAGCCAAAGGGGACCCACTAGACAAGCCACTTGGTCAGAAGTATCTTGAAATCCCCGAAATGACCGCTAAATACGGCATTAAACAACCAGACGGCAAGATGCGCCCAAAGATTGGCTTTGTCGAATTTAGTGAGGAAGAAGACAAGAACGAGCTTATTAAACAGACTTACGAGGTTTTGATTGAGGCTTCCAGACCCAAGCTGACACTTAAAACGTCAACGGTATATCTCAAGGGTGTTCAAATCGGGGACACTATCCGAGTTGTTCGCCATGACAGACATCTTGATTATGATACACGTATCTTTGAAATCACATTTAACCGCTTAAACAATGAGTCTAGCGACATCAAGCTGGGAGATCGAGTTAGCGAAAGCAATGACGCAAAGGTACAGAGTACCGTCAACAAAGCTATTGATGAGTTTAAAGCTGGTGAGTTTACTGAGTTTGTCAAGAAACTGCCAGAGTTTATCCCGTCAGCTAATGGTTTTAACCATAACTGGTACACAAGCACTGATCCAACGGAATCTCACCCCGGACAAGTCCTAATCAATGACTCTTGGTACAAGCCAGACCCAGAACATGAGGGACACACTATCATGTATCGCTGGACTGGTGAAATGTGGCAAGAGGTATTGAGGACATGGGACGGCACAGGGCTGCAAGACAAAATCAAGAAAGAGTTTGAGAAAGTCGCAGCTAACATGGCTAAACAGCAATCAGAACACGACAGAGTGGTTGCTGAAATCACAGCCAAAGCTACTAATGCGGAAACATTAGCTAGTTCAGCTAAATCAACCGCAGAGGACGCTTTTAACCGCTTAAACGACGTTAAGAGTGAAGCTATCGCAGAAGCTCGATACTTGGACACCGTCGAGCGTGCAGAGACAGAGAAGAAGATTGCTGCATCTAAAAAAGACGCACTTTCAGAAGCTGTCAAACTGGTCGATAATGCTAAAAGTACGCTAAACACGGACTTATCAGAGACTGAAAAGAAAGTTGAAGCTCTAAAAGGTTCTATTGGCACATTGTCAAACGACACGTCTGTACAGTTTGCCAAAATCAACAACGCCTTGATTTCAGTAGCTAGCAAGCAAGATGTTGACAAGGTCAGTCAGCGCGTGTCTAATGCTGAGACGGTTTTGACACAGCAAGCAGGGCAGATTTCAGCCAAGGCTAGCAAAGAGGATGTCAACGCTGTTTCTGGGCGTTTAAACAAAGCTGAGAGCTCTTTGACGGTGCAGGCTGGGCAAATCAGCCAGAAAGCCAACAAGCAGGACGTAGACACGCTGACAGGGCGTGTGAATCGTGCTGAAACTTCTATCACTCAACAAGCGGACATGATTGCTTCTAAAGCTAACAAGCAAGAGCTTGATAATGTCAATAATCGAGTAATCAACGCTGAAAGCCGTATCACTCAACAAGCTAACGAGATTAGCCAACGAGTGAAAACAAGCGATTTTAACAATGCTACTCAGAGACTTGCGACGGCTGAGAGTTCAATTACTCAGTTAGGAAATAAAATCACTACTGAGATTAGCAGAGTGGATAGTAAAATCCCGACAGATTTTGGCAGTCGTAACTTGATTTTGAAATCAGCAGACTTCAGTAATGTACATTCGTACACCGGACGTGGCAACAATATCGCCATTTCAACGGACAACGCATCATATATTATCAACTCAAACGGCAACAGCTCTAATTTCTGGGGCGGTGTCTCATGGAATATGGCTGTTTCTGAGATAAGAGCTGGTGAAACGTTCTCATTGTTGGTTCCGTGCTACATCGATAGCAGAACAGAAATTGGGAACGGGGCAATTGTTGCAATAAAAAACAATAAAACAAACGCTATCGCTTTCGAATACCAAATTCCGACGGCCGTTAAAGATAAATGGTTCGATGTCACATTGAATTTCACTGCTACCAAAGACACCAATTTATCAGACTTTCCGTTTGGGATATATGTAGTTAGAAACGGCTATTTGAAAATCAAGCCACCTATGTTGGTCAGAGGGGCACTTATCCCTTTGCAGCACACAGTAGCACCAGAGGACACCGAAGCTGAAATCAGCACGGTTAAAACGACGATTACACAAACCGAGCAGGGTGTCAGTCAGTTATCTCAGAAACAATCTGAAACAGATAGCCGTATCACTAACGCTGAAACTACGGTCAATCAATTGGTCGATGAAGTATCATCAAAAGTGTCTAAGACTGATTTTGACAAACTCTCTAAGAGTGTAGCGGCTAATAGCGCCTCAATCACTCAGACTGATAACAAAATTAGTTTGAAAGCAGACCGGACAGAAGTCCAAACTGCTAAAGCTACGGCTGATAGTGCCGTGTCTAAAGGTCAAGAGTTAGAGCGTAAAATCAACCAGACTAACGCAGAGTTACGTGTTACAGCGGATTCTATCGCTCAAAAGGTTTCAAGAGTTGATTTTGACAATCTTGGAAATAAAGTCACTAACGCTGAAACGCAAATCAGCACGTTAGCTGGCAAGATTGAAACTAAACTCTCTAGGGTTGACCTAGACAGCGCTATTGATAGCAAAGGCTTTTTGAAAGAGTCTGACGTCAACAGATTGGTCGACAACAAAGGTTTTGCGACGGCTACAGTTGTAACTAACCTTATCCAACAGTCTGAACAAGGGACAACGCAGCTTATTAGCGAGGTCAAGAAACAGATTCCGTCAATTGACACGCTGTCTGTTGGTGGTGAGAACTTGATTCGTAACTCAGCATTTCCAGATAACCTAGATAACTGGTACTATTGGGCTCCCAATAGTACCAACCCAAACTTATCTATTAGAACTCATGCCTACTATTACAACAGCGGTAAGAATCTGTTGGCACTAACAACAACAACAATAACGCCAAGCTCAACAGCTAGATTTCCGGTTAAACGCAATACTACCTATTCATTTAACATTCAAACGTTTGCTACTGGGAACATCAAGGGAGTAGATATCTATTTCCTTGGTCGTAAATCAAACGAAACCGGAATGTATTCGAAGGCAGTGCGTTTCAAAGCGCATACTGGCTCACCGTCAACCACTCAAATGGTTAAATGGCATCTAACTTTTAACTCCGGCGAATGTGATGAAGGTTTTATCCGTATCGATAATACTGGTACTACCAACGGCAGTCAGTCATTGCTGTTCTTCACTGAACTGGATTGCTACGAGGGGACTATGGATCGTGCTTGGCAACCATCGCCAAAAGATGCAAATCAAGAGGTGACAGTCAAGTTCAATGAAATCAAGTCAACCGTTGACAGTTTCAGCCGCACCATTGGAGAACATGGGCAGTCTATTTCTCAGATTATCCAAGATGCCAAGGGTACAGTTTGGAAGGTGGAAAACCTAGAGGATAAGTGGGCATTTAATCTCGGTGTCACTAACAAGCAACTAGACAAGCTAGACACCGGACTTGAAGCTACCAAGTCCGAAATGTCCCAGATTGCTGGTTCATGGGCTGTCAAGAACCTAACAAGGTCGGGGGATGTACTCAACCAAATCAATCTTAACAAAGACGGCTCGGTTAAAATCGACGGTAAACTGGTTCAAATCACTGGTTCTACTTACATCGAAGATGGTGTCATTAGCTCGGCTAAAATTGGAGAATTATCAGCAAGTAAAATCACTAGCGGGCGCTTAAACGCTTCACTGGTTGATGTTGTCAATCTAAACGCTTCAAGCGTTACTAGTGGCACGTTTACTGGTCTTAATTATCGAGGCGGACGGATTGAATCGTTAAACGGTTCAATGTTTTTCGATTTGAATAGCAACTATCTTCAAATGGGAGCAGATACCGCTTCAATCAGACGTGTTCAGCCCGGATATCCTGCGCAGTTTATCCGATACGAGACAAGCATCGACCAAGGCAACTATCGTTCCAAAACTATTATCGGTTCTAACCGAGAAGGGACGGACGCTTACAATGCTACGACGTTTTCTGGTGTTGTGATCCAAAACAACACTAACAACGATATCGATACATTGCATCTCTATGGTGATAGAACATACTTTAGACATACGTTTACTAACGATGGATGGGATTTAGATGCGGTAACGCAACGACTTCGTCCGGGCATGATGGAAAAAGATTCACAGATTTGGTCAGTCCAGTTTGCGACGCCGAAAAACGGGAAAGATTTTAGCACTGGAGCAATCAATATCACAGAGTCTCTTGCAGCGGTTTGGCGAATGTTCAAACACTTCGAAGGAAATATCAAAATGCCAAACGAGCTTAAAACACTCATTCAGCATGGTTACAATAACTACGGCATCCACATGCCAGTGTTGTAAAAGGAGAATTTATGAACGAACAAATTTACACTTCAATGATTCAAGATATCGCAAGTCAGAACGCTAATTTGACGATTGAAAAAGCTGAGTTTAAGGCTCGCTTGCGGGCAACTGTTAGCGAACTTGAGCAAGCTAAATCACAACTAGAGCGTTATCAAAATGTACTAGCATCTGATTCAGACCTTAACGACCTCTTTAATGAGGTAGCACAGAAAGGAGTGACGGATGAACAAATCTAATTTCAGTGTCACATCAAGTTATCTGACCAACCCGACAACAACAAGGATTGCTATCCAGTCCAAAGATGGCTCGACGTGGTTGACCCGTGATGTTCCCGGCGACCACACTAACAAGACGGATGAAGCTAAAATCCAGCTTATTCTGGATATCTTAGCGACTGAGTTGGACCCTGCGGGAGCATTGGCACGCTATCAAGCCAAGTCAGAGGAATCGATTAAAGACCTCGACAGCCGCTTGAATTTAGCTGAGAAAGTCGCTGAACAAGGCGAGTTAACTCGTAAAATTGCTAACGTGTCCATTCTCAATGCGGTAATGAGCCAAAACATCCAGTACGGCACAATCTACAAGCAATATCTGGAATTGTTGCCAGTCGCTAAAAAAGGCGATGCATTCAACGCTGGTGACATCTTCGCTATCGAAGCCCCGGACCACGAAGAAGTGGACGGAGAAGGCAAATTGGTACTTATCCAAGTTAACGGCTCTTTCACTTACGATAATCAACCGTTCGCTGATTTTGCAAAGGGTGGCAAGTTAGAAAATAACGGGGTTGCTACAGCATGGCTATTCAAACCGAAGGAGAATTGATGGTACAGAAACCAGACGGTATTTTTGGGGTTTTCGATGTGGTCAGAGACTTCTATGCACACGGTATCGATGAGCATTTATGGGTGTTTCTGCTAATGATTATCATTTTTAGCGACATCATTATCGGTGTGTCGAGGGCTTGGGCCGCTCATGAGTTTTCAAGCTCAAAATTTCGTAAAGGGCTAGTCAGTCATACTGCCATGGTTACGTTTGTAGCCATCTTCTATCCGTTCGCAGTATTCATGAATCTGGGCGGTGTACTAGATACATTTATCTTTGCTATGATTGCCGCTTACGGCTCTAGTATTTTGGCTAGTCTATCAGCTTTAGGGGTTGAAATCCCTTATATCGACAAATATGTTAAGAGAAACATCGACAAAGAGAAGTTTTTTCTTAACTCGGAAGAAACAAAGGAGAATAATGACAATGATTAATTTTAAACTACGTTTGCAAAACAAAGCTACTCTAGTGGCTCTTATCTCAGCAGTATTTTTGATGTTGCAACAGTTCGGGCTTAATATCCCTAGTAACATTCAAGAGGGTGTTAATACATTCGTTGTGATCTTGGTTATCCTTGGGATTGTCACAGACCCAACTACTAAGGGCGTGGCAGACAGTGAACGTGCATTAAACTACCATCAACCTCGTGAGGACTAGCTATGGCTAAGCTCATGACCTCTATCAACCAAATCGAGGGTGGGGATGTCCTTAAATCTGGGGACACCACCTCCGTCTTTGGTTTTGAAATTTTGGGTTACGATGGAAAACGCATGAATCTGTCCGGCACTGGTAAGCTCACACTGTCAAACGACGAATCGGTGGCGCTTTATCAAGATGCTACTGTGGAAAGCGGACGGTTTACGTTTACCATGGGTGATATCGTAGATCCTGGCACTTACTACCTTGAAATTAAATTAGATGGGCATATCTTCCCTTCTAACAATTTTAAGGTTAAAGTGAAGAATTCGTTAAATGCAGATAGTGCTATCCCATCGGACAAAGGCCCTAAATTAAAGTTACTAGCTGATGAATTGCGAGAGTCTGGTTTAATTACTGGTGGCAGCGAAACCACGGAAGACCTCGTAAACGTCTATAATCTAGCTAAAATTTGAAAGGAAACATAAATGAGTAAACTACACGATTTTGCCCAAGCGGTGGGTGCCGACATCAAAGAAATTAAGGCATCTATTGCCAATAAGAACGTTGGTGTCAGTGAAGAACGTTTGACGCAAGCTATCACGCAAGCGAAAGCCGATATCATTGGTGGAGCTCCCGAAAACCTTAACACACTTAAGGAAATCGCTGATAACATCGAAGCAGCGGGCGGAAACACTGACAGCGGCATTATCGCAAAAATGACCGAGCTTGGTACTCGTATTGATACCATTGAACAAGAAGATCTTGTGAACGTTTATAACACTGCGAAAGCGTGAGCCTATGAGTAAGTTTACAGAGTTTGCTCAAGCGGTTGGGACGGATATCAAGGAAATTAAAGACAAACAATCTTCATCGTTGAGTGTCAGCCAAGCATATGGTTTATTCCCAACATATAACAACTTTTTCCAACAAGTTGTTGAACAAAATAAGTGGGCGGAAGACCCACTTGTAACAAAATCTCAATTGCCAACGAGCGAAATTGACGCTTTAAAACAAAAAGTCGAAGAGTTGGAGAGAACTATCTCGGAGCTTAAACAAGCTATTCAAAAATAAGAAAGGAGCGTTCTAAATGAGCGTACAACAATCTGTAATTAACTGGTTTGTTAACCATCGAGGGCTATTGACCTATTCAATGCTCGGTAGCCGTAACGGTACAGACGGGACGGCTGACTGTTCTGGTTCGGTATCTCAAGCCTTGAAAGAAGCCGGCATCGGTATTCAAGGGCTGCCATCAACAGTAACTCTTGGTCAGCAACTATCAAACAATGGTTTCTATCGTGTATGTCGTAACGAATCATGGGACGCACTGCCGGGCGACATCGTTTTGATGTCATGGGGTGCTGACATGTCTAGTTCTGGTGGAGCTGGTGGTCATGTCGGTGTCATGCTTGATGATACATATTTCATTAGTTGTGACTTCTCAACTCAAGGAGCAGCAGGGCAAGCTATCAACACTTACCCTTGGAACGATTACTACGGATGGAATCAGCCAGCTTATATCGAGGTTTGGCGATATGCTGACACTGCACCACAGACTAACAACCAAGCTAACACAGCAGTCGTGCCGCAAGAAAAAGCATACTATGAAGCCAATGAGGTCAAATATGTCAACGGCATTTGGCAAATCAAATGTGACTATTTAGCACCCGTTGGATTCGACTGGACAGAAAACGGCATCCCAGTTTCAATGGTTAACTGGGTAGATGCTGACGGTAACGACTTGCCAGACGGTGCTGATCAAGATTTTAAAGCAGGAATGTTCTTTAGTTTTGCCGGTGATGAATCTAACATCACTGACATGCAAGATGGCGGCTACTATGGCGGCTATTATTACCGACATTTTGAATTTGGCCAATTTGGTACAGTTTGGCTCTCATGTTGGGATAAAGACGACCTCGTTAACTACTACGGATAATTAATCAAGACCACGCAAACTAAAAAACGAAAAGGAGTATATCACCTCCCGACAGACCACAGTTCGGACATTATGGTGGTAGTGGTCGAAGCCCTGGCATTTGCTGGGGCTTTTTTATTTGGTATAATAAAAGTCCATCATAGGCAAGAGCTACGAGGTTATCTCATAGCTCTTTTTTATATTTGCGATTCTCATAGATAAGTGATAACATAGATTTCGGAATACTTGGCGTCTTTCGATGAATATTCTCGAACTGTCCTCGACTTTTAGTCGGGGTTTTTATATTAAAAAGGGGCAAATAAGGGGCAATAAGTGTAAACTTTAGTAACTTTATGTGTATTTTACCGTCTATATCCTACACGCATATGTCCTTATTTAATGGGTTTTCTTCCTATTATATACTTATTTCAAACTGCACTAACAGAATACCGTGGTTTGAAATCATTCTACAACTTGAAAAAATAAAACGTTGATTTAACAACGTTTCTGAGAACTCTAGGTTAAACCTAGAGTTCTTCTTTTCTACTCAAGGGGCAAGGAAGGGGCAAGATTATTCGTGATGATACTTTCTAAAACATTAACTGCTTGGTCTTTCATATTTCTTGTGACATGAGTATAGATGCTAGTGGTTACTTCCGAATCTGCATGACCAACCCTGTCCATGATGGTTTTTAGTGGCACATTGTTCTCAGCTAGTATGCTTATTGTGGTATGTCTGAAGATGTGAGGGGATAGATGCTTGTCAATAGGTGTTTCCAGTCTTGCGTTAGCTCGTTGGAGCGATGCACTTAGGATTGTGCTATGGATAGGTTTGCCAGTGTTGGTCGTGAAAATCTTATCGCTATGATACCAATCTGGGTTGGTTGTTTCGCTTAACTCTTTCAATTCTAGTATCTGGTCAATAATTTCCATTTCTCGATTAGTGAGGTAGGTTGTTCGGTAACTAGCGACGGTTTTTGTCCCCTCGTTCTCCGGGATGTATCTGTTGAAGGATGTGTGGATATCCAGGGAGCGTGTCTCTTTGTGGTAGTCTGAAACAGTCAGCCCAGCCAGTTCGCCAATTCGACAACCGTTTAGGAGCATAAACTCACACGCTAGAGCATATCTCAGTGTTATGTCCTTTCGGTAGAGTTCTTTCAGTAATCGACTGTATTCGTCTGGTTCTAAGTATTTATTCTTGGCAGTTTGCTGTTTCTCAAGTTTATTGGTCTTCTTTGGAAGTCGTGCTTTCCTCGATGGGTTATCGGTAATAAGCTGTTGATCCATAGCATAATCGAAGAATGTATTTAGTACGGTCTTGGCACGATAATTCTGTGAATCTGTCCAGTCTTCGGTATCTAGTAAGGATTGGATAAGTCTGACATTGATATTTGATAGGATTGTTCCTTGTTCAATAGTGTCGGATATTCGCTTGACGGACGCTGCAAGGCTCTTGATTGAGCTTAACTTAATCTGTTTTTGGTGGAATTCCCACCATTCGTTAAAGGCGCTATGGAATGATACATTAGTAGTGCTTGATGATTCTATTTTCTGGGCTATCTTATCATCCAATAAGCGTTGAGCTTCTTTCTTTGCTCGATTCGAGCCACTATTAAGCGTTACAGATACCCGTTTCCATTTCTCAGTGTAAGTGTCCTTGTATCTTTCGAAATATTTATATTTTCCATTCGGTAATTCTTCTACCCACATTGTCATAGCTCCTTAATTTTGGTAAAATGGGTACAGAAAAAGACTTGTAAGACTGCTCTCAGTTTACATGATTTTTTCTGTGATGCATAAGCTCTATAATCTAACTTTGGCGAGGGAGATTATAGGGCTTTTTTATTGTGATAATAATTTAGTTTTCTGTGCTTGAAATTCTTCCTCAGTGAGTACGCCGTTATCAACCAATGATTTTAATTTAATCAATTCGTCAGCGATTAAATTCTGCGATAGTGGCTGACTGTTCTGGCTCACTTCTATTTGAGGTCTATATAGACTTTGTTTGTATGCTTCGGATGCACGTTTAATCTTGTCAGATAGGACTGGGACAGCAATCTTCGGGATGTTCTTGATATGTGCCCAAGATACCCCATTCATCACTGAGATTTCGCCCAAAAGAACCCCACTTTTAGACGATACTCCATTGACCATATCAAGAGGGATTTCAGAGGTTTGGACACCGTAAATCATGCCCTTATCAACAAACATAATGCGTTTTTGAGTTAAAACGATTAAGACAGTGTTGCCGTCATAAAATCCAGAAGCGGCATATTGTATAACCTCGTCGTCTGATAGTAATTGCGGTAGGTAGTTAACCTCTTTTCGAGTACCGAACATCTTAGGGACGCCCGCTTGCATTAATTGGGTTTGAACTGTTAATAAATTCATAGCGTTACCTCATCATTTTCAAATATTCATTTTTTACAAAGGTCTCATCACAAATCGTGGTGAGATTATACTTTTCCATAAAGTGTAAGTAATTAAAATCATCAAGATTTTCATTTTTCAACAATTCATGGATCATAGTCCTATTTGCTTGAGCTTCAAACTTCTCCCGTAACCGCTCATAGTCTTTAGAGTTATGTTCTAAGTGCCCTAATTCGTGCAGAATAACCTTCAAACGTATTTCTGGGGCTAAATCCTCATTGATATAAACAACCCTATTTATCGGGTCGATAAAGCCGTTTCTGGACCACTGACTAGAATCAAACTCACAGACAGAGATATTGAACTGCTCAAGCAATTCTTTTTCAGTCATAAACCTCACTTTTCCTTACTACTCATATAACCAGCGATTATGCCACGGATTGCCCGCTTATCATCCTCGGTAAGTGGTTTACCGTCGAACATCATGGCGTTAGCTATGATTTCGTCGATATCGTGGGCGTTGGGTTGTTGTGGTTCGTCCGTAACACCCCATTCAGCGAGCGTGTCCGGTGAAATTCCCAACAAATGACAGATTTTAAAGACGTTTTCAGCTTTTGCGTTCATGATACCACGTTCTAAAAT